TATCAGCGAATTCACAGCTGGTTCAACAGACACTTTGTACGTTGCAGTTGAAGGCCCAACAGTAGCTGACGCTACAATCGGTGCATTCACAGTTACAACAGCAATGACATTCGTAACTAAGTAATTAGTTAGTTAGATGCACAAAAGGCCCTAGTTTATCTAGGGCTTTTTTTATGACCATAAGTAATAATATGGCAACAGAGTTTTTTACCGTATATAGTTTAGTTGATATTACTGCCACTGGGGTTACTAGACTCACAGTGGACAACGAACATGTTAGAAATCAACAGCGTAATTGGGAAACTGTGTTGCAAGTATTCAGTATGAAAGCACAACCTGTACACATAGAAGGCCCTGTTTGTACAGAACTAGATGTAGGGTATTTAAACTTTGGTGATATGTTTGAAGGTCATCATAAAGTATGGGTAGCTTGTATAGGTGTCGAACATGCTGATGTATATTTAGAAGATGACGATCCTGTTGCAAAGTTAAAAACAGATTTTGCTCAGGTGCCAGTAGTTACAGGATTATCTGAGACTGCACGTTTTATGTTGCCAATCTTTTACACCCACGGTAGTATAAAAAACATATACTTTAAACCAGGGCAAATTGATGTAAATAGTATATGATGCTATTAGGCACACATAGGCATAACACAGGCACCCATAGGCAACAGTATCAACGCATCGCTTATTAATGAGAGAAAGCGGAGACAATATCATGTCCACTAAAGAATTTGAAAAGACTAGTCTTGATGCCCACGTAGAATTATGTGCGGAAAGGTATGGACAGTTGGATAAACGATTGGGGCAATTAGAAGAAAGAACTGCCAAAATTGAAGAGCTGGTTATGGAGATTAAAGAAACAATTTCCGAGTCATCACATGGCCAAAGCAAACAATTAATCACCGTTGGTACTACAGTCATTGGCGTATTACTTACAGCAGTTATTGGTCTAATTACTCACTTAATTTTAAAATGAAAATAGTAGAACTACTTAATAGAGTGCAATTATCTATCAGCAATGAAGAAGCTGATGTTCTGGGCAAATTTAACGAAAGCTCAGAATTGCACAGGGCCGACTTCACGCCACGGGAGTTGCATGTGGCAAATCAATTAGTCAACAAAGATGTTTTGTTGAGAAGGAATCAAAATGGCCGGATCACGTACAAAAAGAAAATACCCGAATAAAAATAAAGCAGTTATTAAGTCTCAATTAGAAACAGCCGCAGACTTAGTAAGTGGTTATATTAAACATTGGACACGCCAAGAAGCCGATCGTTTATTAAAGACAGAAAATACGCCATTAATTGTACCAACTAAAACTGGATGGAAAGTTGGTCGTTATGAAATAATCACACAATCACAGGGCTACTGGACTGTGGTTGATTCTAACAAAGAAAATCCCCTAGATTTTGCAGAAAAACGTAGTGCTATACTGTACTGTATAAGTCACCAAACTCGCAGGTACAGTTTAGCACACGATGTCTTGCTTAAAGATCAACAATATGCTAAACTATACACAGATCACATATACTACGAGCACTGTATTAGACGTGCCTTAAAGCGAAACGACATGTTTACAGTAGATGCATTAAGAGCACGTAGTGACGATACCAAGCACAAATTAGAACTAGCTAAAAATGATTTACAAAAAACTTTAAATCAGGCTAAATATATTAAAATCTGGGACAACCTATTATGAAATTAACAGAAATGAACTCTAAGCCAACAAGCACAAAACTAAACAAAGTTATGGAAAGCCGTTTTGGTTTTGCCGTTGACTATGAAAACCTAACAATGCCTAAAGCATATAAACTAGCAACTTCTATTACAGAGAGTTTGTCTAGCATTAAACGCACACACGGTATTCACGTTGCTGAAAAGAACCCTAAGTACATGGAAATGTTTATGGTTCGTGAAAGCCTACACCGTTGGATGGTTGAAAACCAAGGACGTTTCTTAGCTGAAAGCGAAATGGCCAAATCAGAAGCTATTCTTGCCGCCAAGGACATGGTTGACAGCATTCAAGACATGCTAGAAAAAATCAGCAAAATGCAAAACGAACAGTTGCCTGCGTTACTAGATACAATCCGTGATCAAGTTGGCACAGAACAAGCTGAAGGATTTAAAGGTTCAGTAAGTCCGTTGCTACAGCAATTAGCACAAACACTACAGCAAGGCCGTGAGACAGCAGACAATGCCGCTCGCACACTAGCTGGCGAAGGTGGTAGTGATATGAGCATGGGCAGTGACCTAGGTGATGACTAAGGTGCTGAAGCACCAGCTCCAGAAATGGCCGCTGATGAATTTGCTGGTACAGATGCTGCCGCAGGTGGCGAAGAAGAACTAGGCCGAGAGAAGCGTTAATGCGTCTCAATGAGTTTAGCGGCGCTTACGAAGACATCATTGAAGATGATGCAGACTCACGCGGTGATGCTAATTTAATCACCGCATTAGAGTTTCTACGTAGTCGTGGCCAGCAAAAACACCTAGTACCAAAAGTCCGTGTTGACAGCCTAATACAAATGGTACAAAACACTGGACATAAAGAATTTAACTTCGAAGCACTACAGGGTGCTTTTAAAACCAACGATACAGTTAAAGGCTTGATCAAAGATATCAAAGATGATACCAATGGAGTTAAGTACGTGTACTTGACTGGATTTGATGATAGCGAAGATGAAGCATTAGGCACTGATGCACCAAAAACAGCACCAGAAAAAACTGTAGCCGGAATGGCAAATCGAGCACTAGACAAACGTAGTTAAAGAAGTTATAATAACCCAAAAGGGGCATATTATGGCTTATTCCGACAAAGTAATTGATCACTATGAGAACCCACGTAATGTGGGTTCCTTCGCTAAAGACGATCCAGATGTAGGCACTGGTATGGTTGGTGCCCCTGCTTGCGGTGACGTAATGAAACTGCAAATTAAAGTAGAAAATGGAATCATCACAGATGCAAAATTCAAAACATATGGATGCGGTTCAGCAATCGCAAGTTCAAGTCTCGTTACCGAATGGCTCAAAGGACAAACTCTTGACCAGGCGTCAGCTATTAAAAACAGCGACATCGCCGAGGAGTTGGCTCTTCCACCTGTTAAAATCCATTGCAGTATCCTCGCAGAAGACGCAGTAAAAGCCGCAGTAGAGGACTATAAGAAAAAGCACGATGTGTAATTGCTTGTTTTATGTGTTGTGGATGCGTTTTCGCTGGGGTGGTAAAATACACTTTCACAAAAGCCGCACATGGTTTGGCTTTCACAACACATGGACCAGTCCCAACGGAAGTCGTTGGGAGTACACAATACAAAAGCATCGCAGGCAACCTTGGTGGTATGTACCACTTTGTTACAAAGGAGTAGTTAAAAGAATTATATGATTACAATAACTGAATCTGCTAAAGAAAAAATACAAGATCTATTAATCGAAGAAAACAAGCCCGGCCTTAAAGTTCGTGCATTTGTACAAGGTGGTGGCTGTTCAGGTTTTCAATACGGCTTTACCTTTGACGAAGAACAAAACGAAGATGACTTTGAATTCGATGGAGTACTAATTGATTCAATGAGCATGCAATACTTGACTGGTGCCACTATCGACTATCGAGATGAAATACACGGCAGTCAATTTGTCATCAGTAACCCCAATGCACAAACTACCTGCGGATGCGGCAGTAGCTTCAGCGTATGATCACACTAACACCTACCGCAGTAGCACAAGTTAAACGACTGCTGACTAAACGTGGCAAGGGTGTTGGTATTCGATTGGGCGTTAGAACCACAGGATGTAGCGGACTAGCATACACATTAGAGTATATAGATTCATATGAAGCAGAACCGGGTGTTACAAACTTTGCACAGGACGAATTTGTGGTGCTAGTAGATCAGAAATCCTTGGCATACATGAGCGGGCTAACAGTTGATTATGTCAAGCAAGGACTCAATGAAGGTTTTGAGTTTCGAAATCCCAATGAACGAGACCGCTGTGGATGCGGAGAAAGTTTTAGAGTTTAATGATTAGCACAGAAACATGCCCTTTTTATCAAGGGTTAGACAATTATTGGCAAGAACAAACAATTCCGTATATATCGCACAGAGCAAATACAGAAACCAATTGGTCTGGCACTGATAGCGAAGAAAATTTTAATCTAAATCCAAAGCCCGGGTATACTAAAAACAGTATTGTATATCAATATAATTCCGGCGGCTATAGATCAATGGAGTTTGATTTAACAAACTCAAAACCATCTATTCTGTGCCTAGGATGCAGTTTCACTGAGGGAGTTGGTGTAAACTACAATGAAACGTGGGCAAGTAAAATAGCCGATTATTTTCCTGAATATAATACTTACAACCTAGGCGTTGGGGGAAGTTCAGGAGATACAGTTGCAAGAACATTATATTCAATTGGTAATATGCTAGACACAAAAATAGTTTTTATACTTTGGCCGCACATTACTAGATATGAATTATATAATCCAGGTGCACTGACTAACGAATCAGCAAATAGCAAATTTTCTTTTAACAGAGATTTAGCGTCAGACACACATGCATTTAATTTACGAGAAAAAAATAAAGCTATAGTTAAATTATTAAGCCGCACTTATAATTTTCACGTTGAGGAAGAATTTGTTGATAATATAGTACACCAGCACTGTACTAATCTAAAATTCTTAGACACAGGAAGAGATAATCATCCCGGACCACAGTGGCACAATGCAATGGCACAACTTTTTATAAAGAGATATAATGATAATTCAAAGATATAATTACACTCCATGTGATCGCACAACCATTGATGGTAAACGTCACTATTGTTTACCTGACGGATCTAAAGTACCAAGTGTTACTACTATTTTAGATAAGACCAAGCCGCAGGAAAAACGTGAAGCATTAGCCAATTGGCGTAAAGCTGTAGGCGAAGAACGTGCTCAGCAGATCACCACCGAAGCTGCCAACCGCGGAACACGTATGCATGCTTACTTGGAAACCTATGTACAAAGCGGGGACATGAAACCCTTGCCCACTAATCCATATGCCCACCCCAGCTGGTTTATGGCCGCAGAAATTATTCTACAAGGCCTGGACAATGTAGATGAGTTCTGGGGAGTAGAAGTACCTCTGTATTATAGTGGGTTATATGCAGGTACCACAGACTGCCTAGGGCTATGGAAAGGCAAGCCAGCAATCATGGACTTTAAGCAAACCAACAAGCCCAAGAAGCGTGAGTGGATTGAAGATTACTTTTTGCAATTAGCGGCCTATGCACAAGCACACGATCACATGCATGGCACTAGCATAGATCAAGGTGTGATTTTGATGGCTTGCCAGCCTAAAATGTTAGAAGATAACACCTATTCTAAGCCAGAATACTTGGAATTTACTGTGGAAGGTGCTGAATTTGAACACTGGAAAAATGAGTGGAACAAACGAGTAGAGCTCTATTACCTAACCTGCTAAATACTAGATATAACATTATTTGAGGGTTAAGCCATGGCAGTAGTGCAAATAAGCCGAATTCAACATCGCAGAGGTTTACAACAAGATTTACCTAACTTATCATCAGCTGAGCTGGGCTGGAGTGTAGATGAGCGACGTCTATACATTGGTAACGGTACAACAGCTGAAGGTGCTCCTGTAGAAGGACGCACAGAAATTCTAACAGAACACACAGATATTTTAGCATTAGCTAACAGCTATACATTTAAAGGTTTGGCTGCAGGTTTCCAAGTGGTTACTGGTGTAGATGCACTACATCCTATTGTACGTACACTACAAGATAAGTTAGATGATTATGTTTCTGTAAAAGACTTTGGCGCCATTGGTAACGGTGTAGCAGATGACACCGCCGCTATTCAGCGAGCACTAGAGCGTACATACGGATCTAGTCAAAGTCAAATTGCCAGCGGCAAACACAGAACAATTTATTTCCCAGCTGGTACCTATAGAGTTACTGCTACTATTGATATTCCCCCTTATTCTCGTCTACAAGGCGAAGGAAAACGTAGCACAAGTCTCGAAGGCAGTTTTGATGGCCCCATCGCACAATTTGCAGACAGCGCCGGACAAGTTGGCGTTGACTTTGGTGCGGCAGTTGGTAGCGTACAACCTGAAATAGCTGAATATCACTTTAGCGACATGAGCTTTATACAAAAGTCATTGGACTACGATCAAAGTTGTTTAGTTATTGATGGTGGATTCACTGCTACATTTAACAGAGTTATGTTCCGCGGTATGTTGGATAAAACCACAGCTGACTATGCAGGATCAACAAGTCTTACTAATCCTGTTTATAACGTTGAGAGAGATAGTGGTATCGCCGCTGTTTGCATAAACAATAATTCGGAACATGAGGTAGTTAGAAATTTAGTGTTTACACAATGCGACTTTATGGATCAAAACTATGGTATAGAACTTAACAACGGCGTAATTGGTGTTAGTGTAACCAGTTGCTTCTTTGATCACTGTTACCATCACATAGTGGCAGGTAACAATAGTGTCGATCCAAATGCATACATTCCTTATGGTATCAGCGTATACGATAATTATTATCGTTATAGTGCCAAGGAAAGTCTACGTTGCTATCCTTCTGTTAATAACGTAATGAGTCTTGGTAACATTATTACTGCCGCCGGTCTTGACGACTACGAAAGCGACACACCTATCAACAATGCGGCTGGCCTAGCAACCAGTGCCGCTATTAAGTTTGAAGACAATAACAACTTCAGTATTGCTGACAGTTTTGATCGCAACGATACAGACTATGCTCTGTTTCCTAACATTGACTACGGATCTTATAATTGCTACATAGTAGGACAGGATCTAGGAATTGTTAACGGTCGCTTAACCACTGGTAGAGGTAATACTCTAGAGCTAGAAGAATCTGCAACAACAACCAGCGTCGGTCTCAAGTATGTTCCATCGGGTTATAATAATCTTAAATTAAATTATGTTATCACACACGATGGTGCTACACGAACTGGTGAAATGAGAGTTGTTAGACGAAGCGGTTCATACTATTTTTATGAAGATTATACCGAGACCGGGGACGTAGGCGTTGAGTTTAATGTCAATGGTGTCACTGGGGTCATCACGTATACTTCATCGGTAGTGTCGGATCCTATTTTGTTAACATCAAATATCGAATACTTAAACTAAAAATATGTGGAAACTCAAAGCTGACGAACGTCTGGTTCGCTGGCGTGCTTTTCGAAAAACTTTAGACAGTTTACCAATAGAAGAAAGTCTTTGCCAAACACAAGAGTTTTGGCAAAGCTGTCCTTTTGACCCTTATTACTTAGACCCAGATCGTCCTGATAGTTGGCCAGATCCCTGGCTATTAATTGAGGAAAATTGGTATTGTGATCTTGCAAAATCTCTTGGAATGCTGTACACTATATACTTTACTCAGCACAAGCCGGAGATTGAATTAAGAGTTTATATCGACCCTGATACTAGGTATACATACAATTTAGTATGGGTCGAACAGGGAAAATATATTCTTAATTTGATTGAAGATAAGATTGTAAATAAAGAACACGTCAACAAAAAATTAAAATTAAAAAGAATCTACACAAGTGCAGATCTAAAATTAAACGATTATTAAGAGGAATCAATGAGTCAAATATTAGTCACAAAACGAGACGGACGCCGAGAGCCGCTAGATATTGAAAAGCTACACAAAGTTGTATTTTGGGCCACAGAAGGAATCACAGGAGTTAGTGCCAGCGAAGTAGAAATCAATAGTCATGTGCAATTCTATACTGGTATTAAAACAGCAGACATACAAGAAACTTTAATTAAGAGCGCCGCAGACTTAATTAGCGAAGAAGCTCCTAACTATCAATATGTTGCAGGCCGTCTTGTTGGATATCACTTGCGTAAACAAGTATATGGCAACTATCAGCCTTGGCCACTAATCCAGCTGGTCAAGCGTAATGTTGAAATTGGCTACTATGACAAAGATTTACTAACAGCCTACTCAGATGCTGAG